CATTACAATCGCGATACGTAACGTATTGAAGCAAACGAGCTTAATTTAGAATCTAGTTTCTCCTGGTTGTAACTAGGTACTAAATCGTTGATGGATTTAGAATACTTCCATAGCTTGTCAAGCTCTGAGGAAGTTTTCTTCGCAAAAGGGATTAGGTCCTTTTGACCTTTGGCAACGAACTCGCAAAATTTCTCAAACACCGGTGAATCTACACAATTTTCAAGAATCATGAAGATACGAATGCAAAATATGTCAGAATTAAACTCATCAGGTGAGTAGAATTTCTCTGGAAACATCATAGAAGTTAAGGCTCTTATTGTGCTATAAATTCCGGCTAACACATTCTTGTCCTCACGGGACATAACATAACGGATAAATAGACGCTGAAGAAATACAACATGATCTTTAGCGTCAGATTGTTTATCAATGTTGGCGGGTAAACCAACGGATTGAAACGCGTTAACAATTTCACGCGCTCGACTATTATCTTCATCTGGGTAAATAATACAGCTATCATCTCCAAGTACTAGACCTATCCTTCCTAGATACTCTAAGAAAATACATTGGAAAATTGTTTCATCAAACTGCGTAAAACCAGAACCAGATGCTACACCATGTGGACCCACAACCTTGTCGTCTGGACTAACAAGTACTTCGATGTTGTGTAAATTGTCAAATAAAGTTTTAAAGTCATCTCTATAGATCGATTGAAATATAGGAGATGTACATTTAAATACTTGGTCGGAATGATATCTTTTAAAATTACCATCCATGGCGGATATATCACCACCCACGGCACGGGATCCTGGAATCCATATTTTCGTGAGGATCTGCTTAACATTTAAAATACCTTCCCATGGTGTCACATTAACGTTAGCATGTTTGCGAACTAAATCCATAAGAGGGAAAATATATCTATTTTCTTCAACATTAGTAGCAAAAGGAAACATCCAAATGATGCGATTTTTGCCAAATTGATTTCGAAGTAATATTAAAGCAGGAAAAGATAACCAGTTACGGTCTTGACCATCAAGTATAGCTTGTTTGATAGTCTGTTCTTTATTTCTTTTGCTAAAACTAGGCCAACCAGCATTTGTTGCTAATTTTCCTTTGTTGCGCATTTCAGCAATAACAGAATTGGTGCTTTTGGGTCTCCTATTCTTTGTGTTACCAAATATCTTAATGCGAGTGGCATCAACAGATTGTTTCCATAGATCTGTTTCGAATAACTCAGGCTCAGTACTTTGCGAGTACTGGGTGTCAAATAATACCATTTCGTCTTTAAGAGGAGGACGACCACCTTGAGGACCAAATTTAGAAATGTACCCTTTCTCAAAGTGTAATATAGTTTTAGAATAAGGATGAGGCTTTATCTCAGATTCAAGAATAATAATCCATTCATCCAAAACAGTTTGTGGTATTCTCTTCTCATATAACCAGCTACGAGGAGTGTAAGAAGAACCGATATTCCAAACGTTGTACAGGTGCGAGGACATAGATTTGTTAGAGTCGACAACTCTTTTCTGTGTGCTTGACAGCTTTTCTAATTTAACCATATTATTACTGTAGCTAATAAATTACTTGCGAGTCTTTCCTCCTTTGCGTCTACGAGGTTTCTTCGGTGATTTAGAATCTTCGATACCTCTTTCAACAGCCATAGAAGGCGATGTAGATGAATTAGTAGCAGCTGTTAAGCCAACTAGCTTTTCAAGCGCAACGTAGGCAACCTCTCGTACTGAATTGCAAGTAACGCCAAGCACAGATTCAGCTCCAAAC